TGTTTATATTAAATTTTTCAATTTTTAATTTTAAATAATTAAAATCAAGTGAAGGCATTTATATATTATATATATATTTATTTTATATATATATATATAATATAATATAAATGAGTATTTCATGTAATTTTATGCATAATGAATTACCTTATAATAATTCTGCAGATACTGGATTAGGAAATACTTTATTTCAATTAGCTACATTATATAGTTTAAGTAATATGTATAATTTAGAGTTAAATTTATATGATTTAGAAATTTATTGTGAAAGATTAAGAAAACATAATTATGATCATGATAAAATATTATTTAAAAATTTTTTTAATAAATTTAAAAAAAATAAACTTACTGATAATTATAATATAATTGAATATGAAGAAAAAAATTATACAGCACAATCGTATAATAATGGTGTATTAGATAAAATTAAAAATAATATTGATAAAAATATATTAATAAAAGGATACTTTCAATCACATAAATATTTTGATAAATATGAAAAAAATTTACAAGAATTATTTAACATTCCAAAAGATATAAAAAACAATATTAAAATAAAATATCCTTTATTATTTGATGAAAATGTTATATGTATATCTATTCATATAAGAATGAATTATGCGAATAATGTACAATTTAATAAAAATTATAGTAATGAATCAATTAAATATATTGAAAATAAAATAAATGAAAATAAAAATGGTAAAAAAATACATTATTTACTATTTACAAATAGATTTGATTTAATTAAAGATTGGTATAATGATAAAAATAATTTTACATATGTTTCAAATAAAATGGACTATATGGATTTATGGATAATGTCATTATGTAAGCATAATATTATATCCTATTCAACATTTTCATGGTGGGGAGCTTACTTAAATACTAATCCAGATAAGACTATTATATATCCAAATGATGCTTTAAAAGTGACAGGAGGAAAATTATTTAATAAAATAATATTACCTGATAGAAAAGAAACATTTTTTAAAAAAGAATGGATAAATATAGAAATAGATACTCTATATTCTAAAAGACTTTAATTTTTTTATATAATTATTTAGTATTTTCAATTTTATCAATTATATTTTTAAAATCCTCAATACTATTTTCTAAACAATGTTCTTTATGAATTATGTCATGTAATTTTTGACTTTTTTCTAATAAACTTTTCTTATTACTTAATGCTTCATCTATTTTATTTATTATTTCTTCTTCACTCATAAATTTATCTATTTTAATGATATTATCTTTAAAAGTTTCTTCATAATCACTTGGATAATCACCTAAAATTACAGAATTAGAAGCGGGTATCTCTAAATGTTTATAAAATAATAAATCACATACAGATGAACAACATACTGTTAAATAAGATTGATTTATTAATTTTGATAGGTTTTCCCCAGTTATTGGATAGGAAACATTACCATCATGTTGTATTGTATTGGGAATATTATATACTTTATATTTTTTTTGATTTTTCATAATAATATTTTCAATTTTTGTTCTAAGTTCATAAAAATTAATTATATTAGGACATTCTTTATTAAATTTTTTTTTATAATCATTTTTATAATTTATGATTACTTGTAAATTTTTATTATTCGAAATATTATATGGGAAATTACGAGTACCATAAATTAATATATCGTATTTTTTTTCTAGTTTATAATCTTTATAAATAGTTGTGTTAATATATCTTGATTTAAAATTTAAAATATTTTTTGTTAAATATGTACTTTTTAATAAATTATTCTTATAAGGTAATATAATATTATTAATATTTTTATTATAAAAATGATGGTTATCAAGTATATAAAAATATTCTTTTACTTTTTTTTTAATATCTATTTTTTTATAATTATTTATATTAATCAAAAAATAAATTATTAATGTAATATTTTTTTCATGTATTAATTTATTAATATTCTTAATATTATCATAATTTAATAAAATTATTTTTTCATAATTATTTTTTAAATATTTAAGTAATGTAAATCTTTGTTCTAATTTAGTAAATTCATTATGATAAATAATTAATATTTTATTCATTTTATTTAATATAAATAAATATAAAATATCTATATATTTTAATTAAATGAATAATATAATTATATTATCTAATACATGTACTGGTTGGAATGTAATAAGAAAAAATAATATTTTTCCATATAATAATCCATTTATTGGTAGTTTAATTGTTAATGATGAACAATATATATATTTTATAAATAATATTAAAGATTATTTAGAATTTATTCCTAAATTAGGAGAACCATCCGAAAATAGTTTATTTTATCAACAAAATGGTAATAAATTTTATCAACATAAAGATATAAAAACACCATACCCTGTAATATATATAAATGATTTAGAAATTCATTATATTCATGAAAATAATTTTCAAGAATGTTTAAATAAAGTGAAAGAAAGATATTCAAGAATGATCCATTTAATAAAATCAAATAATTATCAAATATATGCACTATTTTCATTTAGTGAATTCATAAATTCTTTTGATAATTATAATATATTAATTGAAAAATTTTTGAATCAACAAAATAATAAAAATATTCATAAAATTTTTATTGGTCCCAAAAAATACTGTAAACTACCTAATTCTTTTGAAATTGCTGAATGGAATAATATTGATTTAGTTAGAGATAATAGTCATGTATTTAAATTTAATAATATAGAATTTAATGGACAATCTTTTCATAAAATATTACACAAACATTATTTTAATCAATTAAACTAAAAAATAAAAAATTATAATAAAGTATATACTTATATTTATTATTTATTATTTATTATATTTCATTTCATTTCCTACCTTTTGAAAATCACATTTTTCATAAAAAGATACATTGGGATCTAAGCAATTTAAAATAATTTTATAACAATGAAAATCTTTTAATCCCATATTTGTTAAATATTCAATTATATTTTTCCCTAGACCAAGATTTCTATATTTTTCATCTATGAAAACATCATGTATTTCTCCAATAGGATTATTATGTATTTTTTGTAAAATTAATATTGTTCCAGCACCTATTATTTTTGTTGTTTCTTTTTCCTTTAATAATATTATTTTTCCTAATTTATTTTTTTCCATATTATTTAAATATTTTTCAAATTCTTTTTCATTTGTTTCATATTTAAAATTAGAAAACTTAAATATAAAATCTAAATAATGATAATCATCTTTTTTTAATTCTTCAAATATAAATTCATTATTCATTTATATTTAATTAAAAGAATTAAATTATTTATTTTTAATTTATTATAATTTATCCTAATTTATTTTATTTTTTATTCTTCAAGCCATTCTAAATTTTCTAATGTCCATTTTACTGTTTTTTCTAAAGATTTTTTAAAATCAAATTTAGGGTTCCATCCTAATTCATATATTTTTTTACCATCTAATCCATAGCGTAAATCATGACCAGGACGATCACTATGAAAATCAACCATTTCATATTTTAATTCTTTATTAACAGCTTGTGCAATCAATAATGCTAAATCTAAATTAGAAACCTCTTCTTCACCTGCAATATTATATTTTTCACCTATTGAACCATTTTTTATTAAAAATAATACTGCACTAGCAATATTTTGTGCATGTATATAAAAACGGGTTCCTGATTCTTTCTTATCTGGATATGAATGTATATGTACTAATTCATCATTTAATACTTTTTTAATACATTTTGGTATAAATTTTTCTACATGTTGTCTTTCACCAAATGCATTCATAACATTTACTATCATTAATGGTAATTTATATGTATTTTCATAACTTATACAAATATTTTCTGCTGCTGATTTAGATGCACTATATGGATTAGTTGGTTTATGTCTATCCCATTCTTTATATAATGTATCTCCTAAAGCAGGACCAAAAACTTCATCTGTACTAAAATAAAAAAATATTTCTAAATTTTTTAGTTTTCTAGCCCATTCTAAAAGATTAACACTACTATTTACATTATTTTTTATAACTTTAATAGGTTCTTTTATACTATTATCAACATGTGTTTCTGCAGCCATATGCACTATATAATTTACATCATTTCCTATTTCTTTTTGAATACCTTCTGATATTTCATTACATAAATCTATAGTAAATACTTTTACTCTTGGTGAATATAATAATAAATTATTTCTTAATCTATTTAATCCCATAGAAGCATAACTTAATTTATCTATAATAATTATATTCCAATCAGTATTTTTATGAATATATTCTGCAAAATGATGACCAATAAAACCACATCCTCCTGTTAAAACTATTTTTTTTGTCATTTATATTTTAATATATTTTTTATTTAAAATTTAATTTAAATTAATTTAATTTATTTTATTTATTTTATTTTTATTCATTTTCCAAACTTAATGCAAAATCTATTAATTTTATTCTTTCAATTGGATTTAATATTCCTAATAAAATATTTATATTTTGTATAGCTTTTCTTCTTTTTGAAATATATTTATGAATTTTTTCAACTTTTTTATTGTGTAAAATATATAATCTTTTATATTTTTCAATACAATTATTTTTATATCCAAGCATTGTTGGTACATCTTCATTAAAAAATCTATTAATATCATTGTCTAACCAATTTAAATCTGCATTTATTTCATATTCAAATGTATTTTTCCATCTTTCATAATATACTTTTTTTAAATATTCTTTTACCTTATAAAATGATTGAATATCATTAATTAATTCTTTAGTTTGAAATTCATATGTATAAGGTATAATATGAGTTATTATTATTTCTAATGGTAATTTTATTATGTTTTTTTGAATAGTTTGAATGTTTTGAATGTTTTTTAATTCCATTTTAAATTTAAATAAAAATTTATCTATAAATATAAATTTTAATAAATTTTTAATAAAATTCTGATAAATATATATATTTTAATAATAAATATATTATCTGTAATAAAGAGATCACAATTAAAAAATTTATTGATAAATTATTTTTAATTATTAATATTCTATTAATAATTTTTCCTTATACAATTTAAAATTTTTAAATGTAATTAATTAATTAATTAATTATTTATTGAAATAATAAACTATTAACATTATAATTAATAATAAAATAATAATATATATATTTCTTTTACTAAATATTTTTGAAGTAATATTTTCTTTATTTTGATTTTGTTCTTCTTCATTTTGATTTGCAAATGTTTCTTTACTAGTATAATTTGTATTACTTAATTCATTTGTTAATGGTTCAAATGGTTTTTTTCTATTATATACTTGAAATTTACCTTCACTTCCTCTTTGTAAGCATTCTTCTGCTAATCCATTTTTTTTAGCAGTTGTTAAATCATTTGATGTATAACATTCGCCATCATCAATCATTCCAAATACTGTTTGTCTATTTTTTTCAGCTATTTTTTGACATTCTTGTAATGTATTTTTTTTACCCCATTTATTTTTAATTACATTATTATTATAATCATTAAAATAACATCCTTGATAATTATAATTCCCAACTGTTGCCGGTGGTTTTACACAATCATAAGTTCTTCCTTCACGACAACCATAATTTTTCCAATGATTTTTTAACCATTGTATTTTTTGATTTTTAGATGAAATATTAGCTACAACATTTCTTAAATCAGCATATCTATCCATATAACATAATGCTTGTGAATTTGTTAAATTATGCTCACAAGCTTCACCTGCTGGTGGATTTCCTATTTTCTTTGCTAAATATACAGTTTGATTAGCAATTCTATTATTTCCATACCATATCCAATTAGCATATTTTGAAAAATTACTATCTAAGTCGTAAATAATTTTTTTTTGATTGGATTGAAAAACATTTGGTAATACCCAATCTGCTAATGTATAAGTATCGGTATATTTTTGAAAATATTCAGGAACTACTAATGCTCCTTTTGCTCTCCAACTATTATCTGTCACTAATAATGAACCATTTGTTAATTTTATTTGTGCAATTAATCCTCCTGGACCACCTCCATTATAACATTTAAATCCTATTACAAATCCTTCTGGTGATGCAACTGATACATCATTAAATGTATATGTTTTAGTCCATCCTGACCCTTTATAAGTTTTTCCATTTACATACATTTCAAAAACATCATCACATCTTACTTTAATTTCTTGAATTTGATAATTACCATCTTCATTAAAATGTGGATATCTTACTGAACATTGTTGTCCTAATGCTCTTCTTGGAATACATTCTACAGTATTTTTAGAATTTTCTAATAATATATTGTCTTTATAAAAAACAGGACTTCCCATTTTACTAGTATTATTTGCTCCTGGTTTAATTGTTAAATAAACACCACTATTTGTATATGTTTTATTTACAAATACTTGATCTCCATATCTAACCAAATCTCCTTGTTTATCTCCTGTTCTTCTATTTTGTTTTTCAAATATATAATTACACCATGGACCACCTTGAGTACCTTTTTGACAATTATTTACATTTATATATTCTGTATAATATTGTTTAGAAGTTTTATATACTGGGTATGGATGACAAACTCTTCTACTAATTGTTCTTTTAAAGATTCTAATTCTCTTATTATAACATCTTTTTTTTATTTTTCTTACTTTTACATATCTATATTTTCTAACTGGACTTTGATAACTATATTTTCCATATTTTAATGCATGATTTTTATCATTATCTGCACTACACCAACCACCATCTTGTAATGCAAAATATTTATAACCATAAGCACCACCTGTTGCGTCATAACATGATTTAGGATTATAACCATATTTATATGGTCCATAACGTAATGCTCTATTTCCTGTATCTCTATAAGCACCAATAGGTATATATGTATTTTCTTCAGTATAATTACTTATAAAAAATATTCCTGTTGGATATTGAGGTTTTATTATAAAATCTAATTTATCATTATTTGTTTTTATAATTTGTGTTTTATTTTTATTATATAATATCATTTTATCACCATATACTAAAGGACATCTTTGATTTTCTTCATAATTTGAAAATTTTTCTATATTCATATTTGTATTTTGATTATTTTGAGTATTATTCTTTTCATCATATTCAACTGAATTATCTAAACTTCCAAATAATGTTTCTTCGCCTTCTATAATATCATTATATTCTTTGTATAAATTTTTATCATAATTATTTATATTATTTAATACATTTTGATTATTTAAAGTATTTTCATTAGTAAATATAATTGACTCAAAATTATCGTCTATTAATTTATTATTTAAATTATTTTTATTATTTAAATTATTTTCATTTTTATATTCATACATAACTAATATAAAACCAGAAAAAAACTAATATTATTTAACTATATTTAATTTTTATATCTACAACAATAAAATATAATAAAAATTATTAATATTAATAAAATAATTAAAATTATTTGTTGGTTTGATATATATTTATTTTTTAAAGAATTTTCAAAATATTCATATTCTATATTTCCTATATAATTTGTATTATTTAATTCATTTGTTAATGGTTCAAATGGTTTATTTCTATTATATACTTGAAATTTACCATAACTACCTCTTTGTAAGCAATTTTCTGCATAACCCATTTTTGTAGCATTTATTAAATCATTTGATGTATAACATTCACCATCATCAGTCATTCCAAATACTGTTTGTCTATTTTTTTCTGCTTTTTCTCTACATTGTTCTAATGTTTCCTTTTTACCCCAACTTTTTTCAATTACATTATTATTAACATCATTATTATAACATCCTTGATACTCAAAATTACCAACTGTTAATGGAGGTTTTACACAATCATAAGTTCTTCCTTCACGACATCCATAATTTTTCCAATGATTTTTTAACCATTCTATCTTTTCATTTTTAGATGATATATTTGCTAATGAATTTCTTAAATCAGCATATCTATCCATATAACATAATGCTTGTGAATTTGTTAAATTAGCATTACATTGTTGTCCAGCTGGAGGATTTCCTATTTTTATTGCTAAATATACTGTTTTATTTTTTACATAATTATTTCCATACCATATCCAGTTCGCATATTCTGAAAAATTATTATCAACATTATAAATTCCATTTTGTTTATTTGTTTGAAAAACATTAGGTGTTGTCCAATTATTTAATGTATAAGTATCAGTATATTTTTTTAAAAATGGAAGAGATATTATTTGATCTGTTGCTTTCCATGAATTATTTGTAACAAAATATGAACCATTAGTTAATTCTATTTCTGCAATTAACCCTCCTGGACCTACTCCATTAAAACATTTAAATACTATTACAAAACCTTGTGGTGATGCAACTGGTACATCTGTAAATGTAAATGTTTGATTCCATCCAGCACCTTTATATGTTTTTCCATTTACATACATTTCAAAATTATCATCACATCTTACTTTGATTTTTTGTATTTGATAATTACCATCTTCATTAAAATGTGGATATTTAATTGAACATTGTTGTCCAGATGGTCTTTTTGGAATACATTCATATATTTTATTTGATCCTTCTAATATTATATTATCCTTATAAAAAACAATATCATTAGTTGTACTAGTATTATTTGGTCCAGGTAATATTTTCATAGTATTTAATGAATAGAAATGATTATATAAATAACTATAATAAAATTCTTTAATTTGATTACTATTTAATTCTTTATTAATTACATAAGCATGTGTTAAACTACCTTTTAATTTAGTGTGAAATGTTGCTCCTCCCATTGTTAATGGATCATTACTAGTATATGGAGTACCTGATACATTTACTGATTTACTTAAACTTCCGTTAAAATATAGTTTATGCTTACCATTTTTTTTAAATGTACATGCTATATGTGTCCATGTATTTAATGGTACCTTTGGTCCAGGATATGCATTACGACCAGAATTATTTATACCATATATTTGTGATAAAGTCACACCATCATTTCTTATCCATAATCCATAATTTCTATAAGTACTATTTCCTTTTCCAAGTATTCTTATCCAACTACTATTTCTTGAGTTTTGGTAAACCCATATCATAACAGTAAATTCGTTCGTTAATTTTAAATTAGACGAATTTGAAACATTTTTATAATTATTATTAAAATTTTCTTGATTAGTATTGCTATATAAAATATGTCCTTTCACACTACTTTCTGATGTTTTCATAAAAATATCTACATTATTACCATATTTAATTGTTTTATCAGAATTACTTGAATGTATATAAGATGGTGTTTTATTATTATTCCATACAAATTGATTATCATTATTCTTATTTAAAATATTATCATTTTTATCATAAAATAATATTTTATCATTTTTAACTATTGGACATTTAGAAGAATTTGAAAAATTTTCTATATTTATTTTTTGATTTATTGAATTTGATGAATTAAATAAATTTTCTTCATTTTCTAATATATTATATTTATCAAATATACTTTTATCATAATTATCAATATTATTATTTTTCAATAATATTGATTCAAAATTATCATCTAATAATTTATTATTGAAATCATTTTCTTCATTTATATTTTTATATTCACTCATAATTAATATAAAATTAGATAAAAACTTATTTAAATAATCCTATAATTTATTTTTAATTATTTAATAAACATCTAAAAAATATTTTATTGTTTTATTTAATCCATCCTCTAAATCTGTTGATGGTTTCCAATCTAAATATTCTTCTGCTTTTGTTATATCTGGTCTTCTTTGTCTAGGATCATCATCTGGTAAAGGTTCGTAAATTATTTTAGATGAAGAATAAGGTATTAATTTTAATATTTTTTCTGAAAGCTCATTCATCGTCATTTCATATGGATTTCCTATATTAATAGGACCATTTGTTTCATTCTGATTCATTAATCTTATTAAAGCGTCAACTGTATCATCAACATAACAAAAACTACGTGTTTGATTTCCATTTCCATATATTGTTATATTTTCATTATTAATTGCTTGATTTATAAAATTTGAAACTACACGACCATCATTTTTATCCATATTTGGTCCATATGTATTAAATATTCGCGCAATTCTTATTTGCGTTTGATTAGAACGATTGTACTCCATCATTAATGTTTCAGCAACTCGTTTTCCTTCATCATAACATGAACGAATTCCTATAGGATTTACATTTCCCCAGTATTCTTCTACTTGTGGATTAATAGTCGGATCTCCATAAACTTCTGATGTGGATGTTAATAAAATTGTTGCTTTTACACGTTTAGCTATTCCTAATGCATTAAGTGTACCTAAAATATTTGTTTTAATTGTTTTAATTGGATTATATTGATATGCTTTTGGTGATGCAGGACATGCTAAATGATATATTTGATCAACTTCCAATAAAATAGGTTGAGTTATATCATGTCTTATGAATTCAAAATTTGGATGATTTTTAATGGATGCTATGTTTTCCATTTTTCCTGTAAAATTGTTGTCTAAACAAATAATATAATGACCTTCATTTAATAATCTTTTGCATAAATGACTACCTATAAAACCTGTTCCTCCTGTTATTAAAATACGCATTTTATTTTAAATTTAAAATTATATTTTAATATATTATTTTAAACAAATAATTATTATTAAAGATAATATTATTTATATAAAAATTTATTTTTTTCTAAATAGTAGTTAATGAATAAATACAAATTAATTATTGTATTTGTTGGACTTCCAGCAAGTGGTAAAAGTTATACTTCTCATCATTTATGTCAATATTTAAGTTGGTTAGGTTATAAAATTAAAATATTTAATACTGGTAATTATCGTAGATTATTGGGAAATGAAGAACACAATGCAGATTTTTTTAATAATAATAATAGTGAAAATCTAAAATTAAGAGAAAAATACTTTTATTATTCTATATTTGATTTAAATAGTTATTTACAAGGAAAAGAAGAAGGAGAAATAGCAATATTAGATGCAACAAATTCAACAAGAAAAAGACGTGAAAAAATTATTCGGTTTTTTTCTTTATTTCCTTATGAAAAAAATATATTATTTTTAGAAAATATAACAAATGATCGTTTAATTATTCAAAAAAATATAGATTTTAAAAAAAATTCACCTGATTATAAAGATTACACTATTGAATTCATGAAAAATGATTTTGAAAAAAGATTTGATTATTATAGAGATGTTTATGAAGATATTGAAGATGATGAAAATTTAAATTATATTAAAATATATAATTGTGGTAAAAAAGTCATATATCATAATGTATATGGTTTTGTTGAAACTTTAATTTTAAATTATTTAATTAATTTTACTGTTTCTACTAAAAAAATATTTATTAGTCGCCATGGTCAAAGTTTATATAATTTGGAAAATAGAATTGGTGGCGATTCAAGTATTAGTAATGAAGGTATGATGTATGCACGTAAATTATATAATTTTATTTCTTTAAATTATAAAAAAGATGAAATTATGATTTTTACAAGTAATTTACACCTTTTCTCATTTAAAACGCCCATTTTACTAGGCAAAAAAATAAGAAAAAATGTAAAATCAATAGTAGGAATTTCACCTACGATGGTCTTACTTTTTCATCTTCTTTTTGTTTATTTGAAGATGTGAAAGACGAAATTTGAAAACATAATGGTCGTTCTTGTCTATCTATCCAACAACTTGTTAATTTCATTATGTTTATGGAAGAATTAGCATCTCTTGTTCTAAATACGATTTTTTTGTTTTCGCAACTCACGCAGTTAGAACAGATTAACAGACGAAACACTTTCTTACCTTCTTTATTCTTGTAATATTCCAAATCCTTATTACAATCACAACATTTTTTACTGGTATTACATTCATTTATTGTTATTGTATCATATTTCTTATGAATTAATTTCCTTAATCCTTTATTCATCGTAGGCATAAAATGTTTCATTTGTGTAGACCTACTCCAATTTCCATAACCGATTAGGATATTTTCTCCAAAGGTTTCCTTAATTTTATTCAAAAATGTATCAATACTTTTCTTACCATAACTATATTGACGAAATTTCATTTTTCTCCATGTATCTCGTTTGTAAAAATCGGTTGTTTCTTTGTTCAATTTATCTTTTTCAACCAAATATGTTTTGAACTTTTCATAATCAACTGATTTACTATTTTGTAGTGATAATATGGTTTCCTTTTCAATAACACCATTTCGTTTTCTTTCCAGTAATAAAATACGCTGATTACACTTTGCTTTACTTTCTCTTTTTCTTTGCGGTGCTGTGTATTGTAATTTATTTCCATTTTTATCCATCATATAAACTAATGAACGCTTACCTGGATCACAACCAACAATATTTCTTTCTTTCAAATGGTCTAATTGTTCTTTTGATAAATCCTCAATATTGTAGAAATCTTGTTCTTGTAAAATAGGAACTCGTGAACCCCATTTTTTATCTTTCAAATCTTTTCTAATAAAAAGCAAACAACAAGACACGCCGTCCGTTTGGATTTGGTTATGAAACTGAAAATGATTATTCTTGAATATTTTATTTTTCAAATTAAGAAAGTTGCACCATACTTCATTTTGATTGTCTTTTATATTGCTCAATAATTCTCCCTTTTTTACTTTATTACCATCTTTGTCTTTTTCCGGACAAAATAGGTTTATCAAACTCGCTGTATCAATAATAATATGTTTTGGAATGATATTGTTTCGTAATGGTAATGGTTGGAATAATTTGCTTTCTTGTTTTTCTAATACAGAGTTCATATACAACATTCCTTTCAAATAATCAAATGGTCTTACCTTTACATCATAATGAATTGACTTTTTGATATTTTGCGGAATGATATGTTGTAAGTGTGTTTCTTTCCATTCTGTAAACATAATATCAGTTTCACTTAATTCAATTAATTGTTTTTTGAATTGAAATAATGTTGCTTTATCTTCTGTAATTTCATTTGTGGTTTTATTTATAAATCGCAAAAAGTGTTGGATAAAATGATCTTGTGTATTATTGGATAAAGAGGTGTGTATTTGTGTAGCTAAATAAGGTAATAAAAAAGTGGTGTTTTTCAAATTGGTTTTTACATGGTTTAATAAAGGTTGATATTCGGTTTTGTAGAATTGTTCTAATGTTTCCAACATTTCAGTATCATTTCCTTTTTTACCTCTATTATCTCTTGAACCTAATGTTTTGATACAATACAAAATAAATGTTTCATCTATGTTTGGTAATGGTTGATTTTTGGTATATTTGTCTAAAACATACAAACGAATAAATTGATAAGTATGAATAACCAAATCATTCATTTCAAAAACCAAATGATCTATAACTGGTTGTGTTGTATCACGATTTAACAAAATCGTTTTTAGCGGAATTTTGAAAGTTTTGTAAGCGGATTTTTCATTATTTCTAAACTCTTTGAAATCCTCCTTTTTCTTTTTCTTAACTTTCATTTTATATATATTATAAATATTTTAATTTTATATATTTATACGCATAAATATATAAATTCCTAAAGTTCTGGATTTTTGTCTTGCTTTTCTTTTTTTTTCAAATATGCCCTTCTTGCGTATTCTTTTTTCTTTTCTGGTGTTAATGAATTCTTATATTCTTTTGTTTTTTGTATAATATCGTCTTTATGACTTTCATAATAATTTTTATGACGAACTGGTGCTGTATATTTTTTTAATTTTTCTTTGAGTTCTTTATTTTCTTCTTCTAACAATTTTATTTTTTCTTGTAGATTTGGTTCATCCATTTATTTTACTATATTATATAAAATATTTTTATATTAATTTATTAAATTTTCTATAGTTGAAAACATAATATTATATGTTTTTATAATTTCTATTTTTTCGGTTTCTGTTAATGTATATAATTGTTTTAGTTGTATATCAGTTAATACTCTATAATTTTTGATATCATCTTTCATAACTGAACAATCTGTTATATTTATACTTTTTCCTATTTGATTAAACAATTTTTCATTAAACTCTTGTGATAATATTAATGTATCTGTTCTTGCTTTTATTGATTGGTCTGGATTGGTCTGGATTGGTCTGGATTGGTCTGGATTGGTCTGGATTATATTTATATTCATGTATATATTATAATAATTTATTTTTATATTATATAATTATAAATAAATATGCCTACGCAAAAGAGTATTGATTATAAAGAAACTGCTGTAAATTATTATTTGGTTGAAGATAAAACACAAGAAGAAGTTTGTCAAATTTTTAATTGTTCCAGAAGAAGTTTAATGCGTTGGGTTCAAAAATATAAAAATGAAGGAAAAATTACTGGATATGAAAGAACGCCAAAGGCATACAAGGTTCATAAAGAACATGTAGAGTTTCTATTACAAGAAATCAAGAAAAATAAAACCATTACCATTGAAGATTTATTCCATCTGTTGAAAAATAAATATCCTGATGTGGATTTGAATAAATCTCATATAAGTAGGATTATACACGATAATAATATTACTTTGAAAATGACACGAATAAGACACGAACCAGTAAAGCGTTTTGGTAAGGATATTGACATAAATAACAATTTGAAAGAGTTTTATGATGAGATAAAAAAGTATAAAATAGAAGATATTATTTGTATTGACGAAACCAGTGTAAAATCATTACAAAAACGAAACCATTGTTATAGTGAAAAAGGAAAACGATGTGTGATAAAAACACAATCACAAGAAGTATTCAAAAAATATACTGGAATATTTGCTATTTCTATTGATGGTGTAGTTGGGTGGGATTTATATGAAAAAAGTGGAATAAACGCAGATAGAATGGTTGAGTTTTTAGAAACGCACATTACTAATAAGTTCAGAAATAAACTTATTATATTAGATAATGCAAGTAGTCATAGAAATCCAAAGGTGAAAGAACTAATAACTCAACATAATAATTTATTATATGCTGTTCCATATCAACATTTTACAAATTCCATAGAAAATTATTTTAGTATGCTTAAATCACGATTACAAAAATTAGACGGATTAACACATGCCGAACTGAAAGAAAATATAACCAAAACCATAAAAAACATTCCAAAAGAAAAATACAAAAACATAATTAAGGGAGCATATGAAAGACCAGAAAAATATGTATCAAAGAAAAACAAGACACGAAAAATCAAGAAGAATTATTTATAAGTTCTCATATAAAATGGGCGTTTTAAATGAGAAAAGGTGTAAAAAGAACAAAAGAAACAGCACAATTATTTATTGAAAATGGATTTAATGTAAAACATATAGATATTTTAAATGAAATTAATGGTGGAATTTGTGAAAATATGACATATGATGAAGTAAAAGAAAAATATCCAGATTTGTATGCTGAACGTAAGAAAAATAAATTTTATTATAAATATCCGGAAGGTGAATCTTATTTAGATTTAATCAATCGAATAAAAGAATTTATATTGGAATTAAATCGAATGAATAAAACAATATTAATTATTTCACATAATGCTGTTATTCGTGTTTTAATGGCTTATTATTTGAAAATTAGTCATCATGAATTACCTTATTTTAATATGCCTTTACATAAATTGTTTTGTATTGAAAATAGCGATATTAATTATTGTTATGTCAAAAATGAAGTCTTGTAAATAATTTTTATTATAAAAATAAGCATATAAAATGTTAAAAGTTTTGATTAACTTTTTATAAAAATTGATTTTTTTTATAAAATAAAATATAAATACACAAGAAATTGAAGTAAATTTGATTAAAATAGTATATTAAAACTTAATTATGTCATTGATTATTCACGATTTTGAAACATTTATTGATGATTTTCAAGCTGTTGAAGATGAAATAAAAATAGAAGCTATAGGATGGAATGGACGTAAAATTTCAATTATACCTTTGTATAATTTATTATTACATGATATTTGTCCTAAAGCAGAATTAATGAAATTAAAACCATTTGATGTCATACAATTTGAAGAAACAAATATACATGAGTCATACTTAATTGTTCCATTAAAAGTAAAACAAAAATATGAAGTGTGTTTGAATAATGTCGATAACACTTTAAAAATTTTTTTATTAAGTTATGGTCTTATTAAATTTGAATTTAATTCTGAAGATGGTAATGCTTATTTACCTCCTGAAAGTTTAGATATTATTGAAAAAGGAGTTAATGGTGGTCATACATATTTTAAAGATTTATACAATTTTGATAGATATAATGGAATTATTGTTGATCATTATTTTATTAAAAAAAACTTTACGAAAATATTTAATAAAAAATTTGATATTTATGGAGAAATTGGTTCTTATGAACAGTTTGCATTTTTAAATGGTGTAAATAAAATAACTTTAGCTCTTAATGATGCTGATGAAAATTTAATAAATAGTATGAAAAATGAAAATTGTAAATTATTAATAAAAAATAATCAACATTTTAATAATATTATTAAAGATGACAATTCATTAAATGATTTAAGAAAAAATAGTTATCCTAATTCATTTGATTTAGTTGATTTTAAAAAAAACATTGAATGTACATCAAAACCTCAATTAAAAAAATCAAATATGAAAAAAAATGATGTTAATGATGGAAATGAAAGCCCAAAATCGCCTACTATTAGTGATAGATTTAGTGTTTTAAATCTTGAGCATAAACATAAATCTATTAATTTACAACAAAAGAAAAAAGATGATTTAATTAAAATAATTCATGAAAAAGATGATAAACTAAACGAACTAGAAATACAACTTTTTCATTTAAACAATGATTTACAAGAACTAAATGACAAATATAAAGCACTTAAAGAACAAAACAATGAACAAAAAAATGATTTATTTATTGGTAATCATAAGTTTAATATGTTGTTTTCAAATTTAAAAAAATTAAATGAACAATTTTCTTGTGAGTTAAGAAAAGTTGAAATATAATTGTATTAAATTGATTTCAATTCTAATTTTTATAATTTTTAAAATAGGTGTAATATAATTTATTTATTTTTTTTTGATTTTTTAGGTAAAGTTTCATTTTTTCTTTCTTCTCTTTCTTCTATTTCTTCTATTTCTTCTCTTTCTTGTTCAATTGTTTTCATAAGTATATAATATATTAATATTTTAATAGATTTTGTCAAAATAATATTTTCTTCATTATATAATGAATTATTAATCATTTTTTTTCTAATTTTATTTAATTCATTTAATATGTATGTTAATTCATAGTTGACGTAATTTAAAGATAAATCATATATTAAATCTTGAAAAGATTTATTGATATATTTTTTTACATCAATGCTTTTTTTTATATTTTTTAGAATTAATTTTAATTGAAGTTTTTCAACATCAATATAAAATGATTCATTAATAATGTCATTATTATTCATACTTTTTATTTCATTTTTAAATTTATTTGTACATGAACGAATTAAACCATCATTACTATAACCACTAATATCCAAATGATCTTCAATGGTTTCAATTTCTAATAAAGGAATTTTTGATTGAAAATTATGAATTTCAACTTCATCACTTATTGTAACTTGCTTTCCTTCTGTTTTTTCTGTTTGTTTTCTTTTTCTTAATAGATAAGTCATTTATTAATCTATTTATTCAAAGATTATATTTTATAAATAAATAAAAATCGATTTTTTATATTTATTATTATTATAAAAAAATAGTATTAAATTAATTTATAAATATACAATATGAATAATGATAATGATAATTATAATGATAATGATAATAATAATGATAAAATAAAAAGAATTAATTATTTAAATGAATTAAATGCAATAAATGATAAACATATATTTGAAAATTTAGAAAATGATAAAAATAATTATTTTATAAAAACAAATAATATACAAGAAAGTAATAAAAATGTTATTCAAAATAGAGTACGTTATGTAAAAACACCATGTATTTTTAGAAGTAAATTATAGAATAAATCTTATTTTATTGAATTATTACAAATATTATAAATATTACAAATGTTACAATATTTTAATTCATCTTCATCAATATAAAAAACTTTACAAGTACATTCGTCTTTTATATCAATGACAACATGATTTAATTCATACTCAATTTTTTCAAAATATTCTGATTGATTAACATAAACTGGTAAAATATTTATTTTATTTAAAATGTTCATTTTATTATAAATAAAATATTGATATACTATATTTTTTAAACAAACATCATAAATAAATACCATTAATAATACAATTAATGAATTTTGTAAATAATATTCACTATCTATATTTATATCAAAATATAACATAAATATTGAATTAATTATATATACATTTATATTATAATATATAAAGACTTTTAAATCAATTTTTTTTAAAATATTAAAAAATATTAATAAATTATTATAAATTATTTGATAAATGAAGATATGTATTTTAATAAATCATCATTTAATTTATTATTTTTTTCACAATAATAAAATAAATAACTAGATGCTACAATCATTTTAAATAATTCAAATTCATGAATAATATCTATTATTTTTAGATTGGATTTCCATTTATGTAAAATACTTTCTTCTTCTAAATTATTTATTTGATAATATTTTTTTATCATTTCATTATTTCTTGTATTGTAATTGAATATATTATTATCAAAAATATCACAATTATTAAATCTTATATTTCTTGGGGGAACTAAAGGATAAAATTCTGGTAAATTTAAGATTACATTTAATTCTTTATATTTACATCTTAAGCATAAAGTAAATCCAATAAATTCTATTTCTGTAAAATGTTGATTATTTCCTAATTCATGAATATCTTTTATTATATGATCTATTCCCATTTTATATTTTTAATTTTTTTAAGAAATATAATCAATTTTTATTTTGTTTTATTATGTTTTTTGTTTAATTATTTAAAATAAAATCATTTATAAAATATAGTTATTTTATGTGTGGTATTATTGGAATTTTAAAAAATAAAAATTTAGATTTATCAATTTTTGATTTTTTATTAATGAGTTTAACTCAACTACAAAATCGTGGTTATGATTCATCTGGAGTATGTATGGTAAATAATGATGATTTTATTATACATAAATATGCTTCTTGTACTTCATTAGACTCATTAGATAAATTAAAAAATTTGAAATGTGGAATTGGAGAAAATAATTCAAATATAAACATTAGAGATGCAGACATTCATATTGGATTAGGACATAATAGATGGGCTACTCATGGACCTAAAAATGATATAAACGCTCATCCACATGTTAGTAATAATGGTAAGTTAGTAATTGTACATAATGGTATAATAGAAAATTTTAATGAATTAAAAAAATTTTTAATGGATAAAGACTACAAATTTTATTCTGGTACAGACACAGAAGTTATTGCAAATTTATTAGAATATTATAGCAAATTGGATCAAGATAATAATGATGGAAATTTTATGAAAGTTATTCAAAAAACAATTCAAGTGCTTAGTGGTACATATGGATTAATAATATTTAATAAAGATGAAATTAATAAAATATATTGTGTGCGTAATGGTAGTCCTTTATTATTAGGTTATAATGATGATTATGCCGTTATAACAAGTGAGCAAAGTGGATTTTGTAATAAAGTAAATACATATATTACTTTGCAAAATGATATTATTGCTTGTGTATCTTATTTGGATGAAGGTGGGGAATGTGGTAAAAGTAAAATTAATATTACTTATAATGATACATTTGAATTTGATTTAAAAAATGTAAATAAAATAGATTTTCAAATGAACCCTGAGCCATATGAACATTGGACAATAAAAGAAATTTATGAACAACCTCAAAAAATATTAAATGCTATTAATTTAGGAGGACGAATTTTGAATAAAAAGGAAGTTAAATTGGGTGGTCCTGAAAAAAATGTTGATGTTTTAATGGAAATTGAAAATTTAATATTATTAGGTTGTGGTACATCTTATCATTCATGTATGTATGCTAAATATTTTTTTAAAAAAATATGTGATTTTAATATTATTAACATTCATGATGGAGCGGATTTTGAATATTCTGATGTACCTAAAAAGGGAAAAACTTTATTAGTTTTTGTTAGTCAATCTGGAGAAACAAAGGACTTGCATAGATGTATTGAAATTGCTAAAGAAAATAATATTTTTACATTAGGTATTATAAATGTTGTGGATAGTTTAATAGCACGGGAAGTGGATTGTGGTATTTATTGTAATGCGGGAGTTGAAAAGGGAGTTGCATCTACAAAAGCATTTACTACACAAGTAATTTGTTTGGTGTTATTAGCATGTTGGTTTAGTCAAAAAAAGGGATTACATGAGAAAAATAGAATTCAAATTATTGAAGATTTACAGAATTTAAGTGTTGATTTTCAAAATTGTTTAAATATTGTGAATAATCAAGTACTTAAAAGCGTTGAATATTTAGAATCAATAAATGGGATGGGAGGAGGATTAAATAATTTATTTATATTAGGAAAAGATTGTGATGAAAGTATTGCACGCGAAGGTTCTTTAAAAATAAAAGAAATATCTTATATACACAGTGAAGCTTATTCATCGAGTAGTTTAAAACATGGTCCATTTGCTTTATTGGATGAAAAAATGCCTGTAATTTTATTAAATAACAATATTGTTTATGAAACAAAAGTATTAAATGCATATGAAGAAATTAGTTCAAGAAAGTCTCCTATTGTATTTATAACAAATAATCGTAAATTAAATTATGAAAATAGTATTTATATACCAGCTAATAAATCATTTGGAAGTTTAATTGGAATTATTCCGTTGCAGTTAATGGCGTATTATTGTTCAATACATAAAGGTATTAATCCTGATAAACCTAAAAATTTGGCAAAAGTTGTTACTGTGGAATGAATAGTTGTTTTTTATGTTATTATTTTATAATTTATGTAATGTGCAAAGGTATAAATAAATGATACAAAAATAATAAAATATTAAATAGAATATTTTTTAATAAATTATTATAAAAATTACAGTAAAATAATGTATTTCAAATATTTATTTTAATTTTTTATTATATAATATAAATAAATATAAATAATTATAAAAATAATTTTATTTTATTAAATATTTTAAACTAATTTATTTATATATTATTATATAATATATGTTAGAAAAGATTGATATTATATTATTATTATTAATATTATTAATATTTATTTTAATAATAAATAATAATAATTTAATATATTTATTATTTTTAAATTTTATTATATTAATTATAATTATTCTATTATATATCAAAAAATGTTATTTAATTAATTTTAAAAATATACTTAATATAAAATATAATAAAAATTTAAGAAACATAACCTGTTATTTAATAATTATATTAATTTTATTAGGATTTTTTATATTTTATAAAATATATAATATTATATTATAAATGTTAAAAAAATTATTATTTCATATAGTATCAACTATACATATGTTTTTATTTTGTATATCCTTATATATTATGTTTTTTTCACAAAATATTTTATATAATTTCATTATTTATTTTTATATATTTTTAATATCTATTGGTTGGTTAATATTTAATAGTTGTATTTTAACTTCATTAGAAAATTATTTAAATAATAATAAAACTAATAGTTTATGGCATGGAGTTATAAAATTATTTAATATAAATAATCCAGCTATATTTTTAGTATATATGAATTTAATAATGTTTATTATATTATCAATAAAATTATATTTTTTAAATAAAAATAATAAAAAATTAAATATAAGATGAAATTTTTTAAGATAAATTATACATTAATTTTTCATCTTGATTTTCTATACATTTAATAATAACAGTTCTTTGTAAATTATATTGTTAATTATGAATTAATTGTCTATAATATGTGCACATTAAATGATGTGCATTTTTTATACTTGGATGTCCTTGTATTAATGAATAAAAATCATAATATTTTAGATTAGAATTGAATTCAATTTGTAAATTATTTTTTGAATTGAAATATAATCTAAAAAATAATATTGATTTACAAATTCTAATAAATATGTAGTATTTGATTTTAGATTAAATTTAATCAATAATTCTGTTTTTAATATTTTAAATTTTATGTAATTCATTTTATTTGTTAAAATATTTAGAGCGTTGCGCTTTTTAAATGCCGGTTTTTATATAAAAAAATATAATTAAAACAGTTTAAAGAAATATCAATAAAAATAATATTTATTGATAATAATAAAGGTTTTGTTTAGCCTAATGATTTATTATCATCAACTACTAAAGAAAATTACTCTTAGATGACAGCGAATGCTTTTTCTTTTTATATATAAACCAAATAGACACTTAATTAAAGGTAATAATTAAGTGTATCCTGATAGGATAATAAACATTTTACCTATTCACTAAAATATTATAATGTTTATTAAGTAAGCCTATTAACTTTAGAATTTAGTGTTTTTAATAACAAAGCATTGACTTTTCAAATGCCTAAATCGGCATTTAAAAAGCGCAACGCTCTAAATAATTATAACTTAGACTGAAAATCAATTTTTATATTTTTATTTATAATTTGAATATTCACTTAACGTTCGAAAAATAGGTAATCTACTATAATCTTGAAATGAATATCCATTACTTAATTGAATAAATATATTTAGACGTTTTGTTTGTCTAATAAATGGATTATATTCAAATGAATTTTTAAATATATTATTCAATATATTTTTAGTTTCATTATCAATAAACCTATTCTGTGTTTCATATTCATAAATACACTGTTTTTTCTTGTAAAATTCATTATTTGATGAATTAAATCCAATTTGTTCATCAATATCATTTTTATCATGAAATCCAATTTCATAATCAATTACATTAATATTATCATTAATATTTTCATTAATATTTTCATTATTTACTGTAAATATTTTTTTTTTATATTTATGTTTATGTTTTGATTTTTGTAAATTTTGTTTATGTAAATCATTATTTTCTTGTTTTAATTGTTGTTTATTTTTAAATTTTGCTTTTTTTTCATTAATATATGTCTTTTCTTTTTTATTATTCATGAAAAGTATATATACACTATGTATTTAATAATACAAATATTATTAAAAATTCAATTTTTTGTTATTTTATTAAAAAAATAACAAAAAAATGTAAATAATGTAATAAATGTAAAAAAAATTGATATTTTTTATAATTAAAAATAAATAATTTCCAAATAATATTTTAAAATGATTTATGTATATGAATCATTATATGATGATGATAAAGTATGTGCGGACTGGAAGTCATCTGATAATCCTATATTTATTAGTAATTGTAATGTTCAATTAACAGTTCCTAATGGAAAAGGTAAATTATATAACGTATTTGTACAATATTTTAATTCAAAATCATTTGTAATAATTGATGGAAAATTTAAAAATGGAGAAATTAAATATGGTAAAATGTCTAATACTAGTCATATTATTTATGAAGGTCCATTTAAAAATAATGTACCAAATGGATTAGGAATGATATTTAGTTATTTTGATTTTGAAAATACAAAATTTTATGGTAATTTTTATGGTAATATTAAAAATTTTACAGCACATGGAATAGGTAAAATATATGATATAAATAATAATTTTATGATGGAAGTTTTATGCGAATATGGAGTTATTATACGAAAAATTGAAAAAGATGAAATATTAAATAATGCACGTTTATTATTAAATTTATCTATTTCATAAATTATATTAAGTTTATCTATGTATTAATTTATAATTGATTTAATATAAATGAATTCTCAAATGAAAAATATAAATGTATGCATTTTAGCGGGCGGTCAAGGAAAAAGAATGAAAACAGAATTACCAAAAGTATGTGTAAATTTTAAAGGTATTCCAATGATTGTACATGTTATTAAAAAATCATTAGAATTAAAAGTAAAAAAAATAATTATAATAACAGGTAAATTTAATGAAATTATTCAAAATACTATTAAACCATGGATAAATATTGATGATTTTAATAATTTAGTTTTTGTAATACAAGAAGAACCATTAGGAACGGGACATGCAGTTAAATGTAGTATAGGAAAATATGATTATGATAATATTAATGAGGAAGTTTTAATATTAAATGGTGATTGTCCTAATTTAAGTGTTGAATTGTTAAGAAATTTTATAGAATTTGAGAATGGTAAAAATAAATTATTAATTAGTTGTATTAAAAATCCATATGGATATGGTAGAATAATGATAAATAATAAAAACGAAATACTTAAAATAGTAGAAGAAAAAGATGCAAATGAAGAAGAAAAAAAGGTAAATAAAATAAATAGTGGTATTTATTTATTGAGAAGTTGTGATTTGGCTAAATATATATTATTTATTACTAATAATAATAAATCAAATGAATATTATTTAACTGATATAATAGAAATAATGTTAAATAATGAAATTAAGACATATGGATATTTAATAGATGAAAAATATAATAATGAAATAATGGGTATTAATACATTAGAACAATTAAAAGAATTAGAAAATTTATAATGAAAAAATAAAAAATAAATTATAATAATTTTGATATAATTAGTATATAATTAGTATATAATTAGTATATAATTAGTATATAATTATTATATAATTAGGATAATAATAAAAAAAATTATTATTTTAAATAATAATTAAATGGCACATATAAGCTATAATGATTTTGATTTAGATTTTTATTATTATATGAATGATAATATAAACTTTAGAGAAATAAAAAATAAAAATGATGCTTATGAAGATTATAAAAAAAATAGTAAATATAGAATTGCGAATTATGATAAAAATCTATTAATAAATTTTGATTGTGAAATTTATTTATTATGTAATAATGATTTAAAAAAATTTAACATTCAAGAAATTAAATATGCGAAATATCATTATATAAAATATGGTATTAAAGAAAAAAGATTATGCTCAGTTGATCAAGTTAAAAAAATTTTAGTAGATTTTAATTGGATTGATTATGTTTATTTATATAAACATTTATTATTTAAAATAAATAATGATAAAGAATGTATTGTTCATTATTTATTACATTATATACATTATAATAAAAATTATAAATCAAATAAAATTGTATGTAAAGAATTTGATTGGATAATTTATACAAATTATTATTATGATTTAAATTTTATAAAAAATTATAAAGATGCATTTCAACATTATATTAGCGTTGGTATTGATGAAGAAAGAATAGATTGGATATATTTACAAAATAAATTACATAGTATGAATACTATAAAATATATAGAATTGTATCCTTCATTAAATAATTTGTCAAAAATTGATTTAATACATAGTTGGATTAAAAATGATAAATTTGGACAAATAATGCCTATTATGAATAAAAATGTTAATTTTAATGAGCATTTTGGAATTGCTGTTAGTGTTTATAGTGATAAATTTACTCCTATTGAAAGATTAATGGCTTCTATTAAATCTTTAAATTATTTATTTTTAATGATAAATAATTGTAATATTTATATAATAATTGATGGAAATATTAATGAAAATCATTTTAATTTTTTAAAAAAATTAAAAAAGTGTTATTCAAATTGTATTATTTATAGAAATTCTATAAATTATGGTATTTCTATTACAAAAAATATTTGTTTAACTATTTTAAAAAATAATACAAAATTAAAATATTTTTGTTTATTAGATGATGATATATTTATAAAAAAAAATTTTATTGATTATAGTATAAATATAATTAATAATCATGATATTCCATTATTGACTAATTTTAATAAATCATTACCATTTTTTGAAAATAGTTTAGAGGATAAATGTTTTATTAAATCTAGATTTTTTTTTGGAAATATATTAATATTCAGTAGAAAATATTTTGAAAAATTTGGATATATGAGAGTATTTCCATATAAATGGGGAGAAGAACATATTGAATTAACTAAAAGATATTTAAATAATTCAAAATATGAAAATTATACAATTGATTTTAGAAAATATTTTGATGATGATTTTGTAATTAATAATAAATGTACTTTACATTTACATTCATTAAAAGTTGATACTCAAAAAGTTTTATTAAATAAGAAAATATTTATTGAATTTTTAAAAAAGATTGAATATGTAGATTTTGAGACTGAAAAATATAAGTTTTATGAAGTTAAATAATTTGTTATTTATTTTAATTTATTTTATTATTTATATTTTTATTCTTTAATATATATAATATGTGTGATTTAAATAAATGTAATATGAATGATACTTTTTATTATATTGAAGAAGATAATGAAAAAAAATCGACAAAAGTATGGACAAATAGTTTTAGAGGAAATATTGTAAAAAGTGTTTATGAAACACAAACAAACAAAATATATCAATATAGTATGCCTTATAATCAAATAAATAATTATAAAAAATTTTTTGATAGCCATATGAAAAATAAAAATAATGATTTTAGTTGTAAAATCGTAAATAGAAATTTAGAATTATTTAATAAACTTGATTAAATAATTCTAAATAGGAATTTAGAATTATTTGATTTATTTATTTTTTATGATTATAATATAGATTAAATGAAATTTAAATTAATAAAAAATAAATATGAATTAAGTAAATATTTTGAAATAAGAAAAAAAATAATAAATTTTTATAATCCTAAAAATAAAAAAGACTTCATTTATATTGACAACTTATCACATATTTATATAAATATGAAATTTATGGGTTGTAAATATAATGTTAAAATTGAAAAAATAATAAATAATATAATAGCAAAAATGAATAATAAAAAAAATAATAAAAATAAAAAAAATAATAATAAGGATAAATTAAATAAAGTAAAATCTAATCATGTAAAAGTTTTGAAACATAAAAAATAATTTTCTTTTTTATTTTTTTATTTTTTTGATTTAGGTTTTAAAATATTTGAAATATTATTACCATCGAAACATTGATAACCTAAAATAACGTGAACAATTAAATAATAAATTAAATAAAATCCACTGAAGAAAAATGCAAAAATTGTATAAAGAGCACGAGTTGCAGGTTTTTCATGAATATTACAATAATATGCTAAATAAGCAGATCCAATAGAAATTAAAAATGCTGCAATAATCCATGATGTTGGTACTTTTTTTAAAAAATAACTTAATATGTTATTATCTAATTCTTTTTGATCTAATGTGTCTTGATTAGAAAATTTTTCTATAGTTCTAAATGCTGTCATTAATTCAATCATATTAATATATAATAATATATTTAATTAAAATTTATTTAATTAATTATTTAATTATTTTTTAATTTAAATATGATTTATTAATATGAAATACATAAATCTAAATAATATATATATACTATTTGTATTAATTTTAATATTTATTATATTTTATGTTATAAATAATTTTTATAAAGAGCATTTTTCAAGTTATATAAATCCTTTTTATAAAAATAAATGTTTTTGCACATATAATAAAAATACTAATAAATGTAATTGTACTTATCAACATGATACTATGAATATTCCTTATAAAGCTCCTGAAACAGCGTGTAATAATGAATGTATAAATAAAAATCCGAATGAATGTGTTAAAAATAATAATGAAATTAATTATTATTGTAAATTAAATGGAAAATGTGTTGAGTACAAAGGAACAAATCAAGCAAATTTTATTAGTTTAAATAATTGTGGTACAGATAAATTAACAAATGAAATAATATTACCATATTTATCTAAAGAAGATTGCGAAGGTTCATTAAATATTTGTGATAGTTTTAATAAATCTGAATATAGTGAAAGTGAAAAAAAGGAAAAATGTTTAAAAAATACTCAATGTGGATTTTGTACAAATAAATTTGGACAAGGAAAATGTGTTCAAGGAACAGCAGAAGGACCATTAGATTTAAATGATGATTGTGCATATAATTTTCAAAATAGTGAAAATAAATATAGTTATGGTGATTTTTTATTTTCTGGAATAAATAAATTTTAGATTTATATTTAGATATTGAATTAATAAAAAATAAAAGTAAAAAAATATATCTATGTTTTAATTAGTATAATGGTAAATGAAAATAATTCAAAAAATATAAATAATAAAAATATTTCAAATATATCTACTTCTTCAAATAATAGATCTAATATTAATAAAAATAATGAAACTAATAATTCTAATAAAAATAAGAATTTAAATAAAAATAATTTAAATGAAACTAATAATTCTAATAAAAATAAGAATTTAAATAAAAATAATTTAAATGAAAATAAGAATTCAAATAAAAATAATTCCAATAATACTTCAAATGAAAATAATTCAAATAAAAATAATTTAAATGAAAATAAGAATTCAAATAAAAATAATTTAAATGAAAATAATTTAAATGAAAATAATTTAAATGAAAATAATTTAAATGAAAATAATTTAAATAAAAATAATTTAAATAAAAATAATTTAAATGAAAATAATAATATTAAACAAATTAATAAATTTATAAGTCAAGCAAGAGAAAACTTAAAAAAAATTAAAAAATTAAGTGATAATTTTAAAAATAATTTAAATACAATGCCAATTACATTAAAAGTATTTAATATTATATTATGTTTTATACTTACATATGTATTTACACAAACAAATTATAGATTTTGGTTATCTATATTATTTGCAATATTAACATCAACATTTTTATATTTATATGGAGGAATATTTTTTGCTATGATATTTGTTGTTTTATATTTAGTATTATTAATAAAAAAAATTAATCAAAAAAATATGACAAAAGGAATATTAATAGCACAAACAGATATTTATAATACACAAAATAAATTGGCATTTCAATGTGATGTGACTCAAACTCCTTCTAATAATATTGTACCATCAGATAAATTTAGAAGAGACACAGACAATAAAGATTTTTCAATATGTTTATTTTTATATGTAAATGGAAGTAATCCAGCTTATAAAAATAATTTTACAAATTATAGATATAGAGATTGGAAATCTGTATTTTATATGGGAAATAAAGAAATAGAAAATGATGAAAATAATAATGTAGATGAACTTGAAAATTTATTTCAAGTTCCTGGATTATGGTTAAAACCATCATTAAATAATTTAGTATTAGTTCTTAATGATGGGCAAAATAATCAAAGAATAGAATTAAACGATATTCCATTGAATGAATGGTTTTCAATTACAATTATTATTAATAATGCTTCAGTATCATTATATAAAAATTGTAGATTAGAAAATGTAATAAACTTAAGAAATATTATTCCAAATACAAATCAATATAATTTATATTTAGCAAATGATGGAAAATTAATTAATTATGATGATGGAAAAGATAAAAATGGATTTGCTGGTCAAATGGCATATTTTACATATTACAATTATATATTAAATCAAAATCAAATTAATGATTATTGTAATAAATATAGAGGAATTTTAACAAAATATCAAGAAAGTCAAAATAAAACTTATACATATCAAACATCATGTTTGGTTACAGATAGTGATACTACATCATTAAATAATTAAATAATTTAATAATTTAATAATTTAATAATTAAATAATTAAATAATTAAATAATTAAATAATTAAATAATTAAATAATTAAATAACTAAATAATTAAATAATTAAATAATTAAATAATTAAATAATTAAATAATTAAATAATTAAATAATTAAATAATTAAATAATTAAATAATTAAATAATTAATATTAAAGTTTAAACTTACATTTTTTTAGAATTAATTTCTAATTTATATATATAATGGCTAATAACAATATAAGTTCAAATAATTCATCTTCTAATTCTGGAGCTAAATCTGGTAAAAATGGTGAAATGTCTGTAGGAAAATTTATATTTGCAATATTTGCAATTATTTTTGTAATTGTATTATTTTACGTTATATATATAACAATTATTTATATTAATAAAAAAAATGCTTCTAATCCAGTTATTATTAATGATGTTATAGATGCTGATGTTGCTAGACCAGCATTTAATTTACCAGAAGTTCAAATGGGATTAAATCAAGCATTTAGTACTTGGATTTATATTAAAGATTTTAATTATAAATTTGGTGAATATAAGAATATTTTATGGAAAGGACAAACTGGTAGTGGTTCTAACAATGTTCATTCTCCAAGTTTATGGTTATATCCTTTAACAAACTCTCTAAAAGTTGTAACATCTACACAAGATGTTAGTGGTGTTGAATCATGTGATATTCCTAATATTCCTTTAATGACATGGGTACATATTGTTTATGTATTAAATAATAGAACTGTTGATATTTATATTAATGGTAAATTAGAAAGAAGTTGTGCCTTAAGAAATTTACCTGTTATTAATGACAGTCCTGTTTATATTACTATGGGAAGTCCTAATGCTGGATTTTATGGACAAATGGGTAAAACTCAATATTTTACTAAGAATTTATTACCAACTGATGTTATGAATTTATATCAACAAGGACCATTAGGATCTACTCAATATCAAATCCAATTTTTCCAAGATGGTAAATTTATTAGTGTAAATAGTAAAAGTAGTTTTGAATCTTAAATAAATAAATAATTTTTATTTTTATTTTTAAATTTTCTTTTAAAATATTTTAATTGTAATTTTAATTAAAATAATAATTAAAATTGTAAATCAAATTAAATAAAAAATAAATAAAAAATATGATATATAATTATATATGTCATCTAATAATGCAAATATAAGTGCTAATGCTAATGTTGGTAATAGTGCTGGTAAAGGAAAAAAACCTAATGTATTTGGTTTAATATTAGTAGGAATTTGTGTAATTATTATTTTATATTTTATATATTCAATTATTGTTGGTTATAAAAATTATTCTATATATAGTCCTTATTTCATAAGAGATATTATGGATGGTACTTATAGTCAAAAAATAGACGCATGGAAAGTTGCTCAACCTATGGATAATCAATATGGTACAGAATATAGTTATTGTTTTTGGATTTATATTAAAGATACTAACTTTGATTCTTCATGTGATGAAGGAAATCTAAGTGCTTTTAAACATGTATTTCATAAAGGAAGTTATGATTATAGTAAAGATCATTTACCATTATTACAAAATCCTGGTGTTTGGTTATATCCTAATACAAATAAATTACATATTAGATTTAATACTTATCAAAATGTAATTGAATCAGCAGATGTTGGTAATATTCCAATTAATGCATGGACACATATTTCCATTTTATTAATAGGTAATTCTGTTGATGTTTTTATTAATGGAAATTTAAAGAAAAGACAAAAATTAAGAGGTGTTCCTAAACTTAATTATGATAGTCTTTATATTACTAACTGGGGTGGTTTCCAAGGTTATTTATCTAATTTTAGATACTTTAATTATGCCATTCAACCTTTTATGATTGAATACTTGATGAATGAAGGACATTCTAATAAATTTGACTCTAAAAATAAATCTGGTGTTAATAGTCCTGCTCCTCAATTAAGCAATGAATACTGGATGACTGTTGGTTATCCAAATACTATTGGTGCACCAGCAGGAACTACAACAAATTAATTTTAATTATTTTTATTTTTATTTTTATTTTTATTTTTATTTTTATTTTTTTATTAATTTTTTAATAATTTATTAAAAAATTTTGATATAAAAGATTTTTTTTAATAAAAAGATAGTATTATGAAAAAAAATCTTTTAAAAGAAAAATTTTTCATTGGAAAAAAAGGATATATTTTAAATAAAACTTTTTTTGATGAAAAAGAGTTAAATGAAATTAGGAATGAATTACAAGTTATTCCATTTGTAGGAGGAGATTATGGTGGTGAACAAGAAAAACCGATTAAAGTATATAGAGAAAACAGTACTCATTTATATATTCCTAAATTTTATGGATTAAATAAATTTGGTGATTGTGAAAAAAATATTAATGATGGAAGAGATATAGATTTAAAATTTAATTTAGAATTACGTAAAGAGCAACTTATTCCTGTTGAAAAAACATTAGAAGCTTATAAAGAAAAAGGTGGTGGAATTTTATCTCTTGGGTGTGGATGTGGTAAAACGATATGTGGATTATATTTTATCAGTAAATTATCAAAGAAAACATTAATAATTGTTCATAAAGAATTTTTAATGAACCAATGGATAGAGCGAATACAGTATGCATTACCTGATGCGCGAATTGGTATTATTCAAGCATCTAAATGTGAAATTGAGGATAAAGATATAGTAATTGGAATGTTGCAGAGTTTGTCTTTAAAAGATTTTTCAAAAGATACATTTGATGATTTTGGACATGTTATTATTGATGAATGTCATAGAATACCATCTAAAATATTTATGAGAACATTATTTAAAATTAATTGTAAATATATGTTAGGATTATCAGCAACTCCTAATAGAAAGGATGGATGTACAAAAATATTAAAATGGTTTATTGGAGATATAGTTTATAATGGTGTTGTTGAAAATAAAAATAATTTTGATGAAAACAGAATTATTGTTAAAGTATTAAGATATATAATAACAAGTGATGATAAAAATTATAATAATGAATTAATAAACTTTAGGGGACAAGTACAAATGGCATCTATGTTAAATCAGATTGTGAATTATATACGAAGAACAAAAATAATGGTTAAAAAGATTAAAGAAGAATTAGAAGCAAATGAACATCGTCAAATATTAATATTAAGTGATAGAAAACAGCAATTAGAGGATTTTAATAAATTATTAAAAGAAGAAGGTGTTGAAAGTATTGGTTATTATGTTGGAGGAATGAAGAAAGATGAATTAAAAAAAAGTGAAAGTTGTAAAGTTTTATTGGGAACTTATCCAATGGCGAATGAAGGTTTAGATATTCCTTCATTAAATGGTTTAGTTTTGGCAACTCCTAAAAGTGATATTATTCAAACTGTTGGAAGAATTTGTAGAATGAAACATGAAAATATTCAACCATTAATTATTGATTTAGTGGATAATTTTTCTGTTTTTGAAAATCAAGGTAGAAAAAGAATGGAATTATATAGAAAAAATAAATATGAAGTTGAAGACATTAAATATGACATGGACATTAATAAAATTTTATCACGGAAAAATTACCATTATCATAATATTATTACAAAATCTGGATCAAGTAAAAATTGTAATGTAATAGGAGATAAGAACATAACAGATTATTATAAAGAAATTGAGAATAATAATGAAAAAAAAGAAATTAAAAAAAGTAATAAACTTAAAAAAGAAGATTTATTTAATATATTTGATGATGTTTTTTAAGCGGAAGTGGATTTTGATTTATATTAAATTTAATAATTATCAATAGTATCATTTGAGTATTTGCAGTTTCTATTATTATTACCAGGTGTTGTATTGGTTCCAGGTAAATCATTAAATGCTTTTTCAACACCATAAATTAATCCAGCAAATATTTGGTCATTTGTAAAAAAATCGTCTAATTGTTTTCTAATATCATTGGCAGATAAAGTTTGTCCGCAAATTCCTTTAAGTTTAATGAATTTTAATATACTTTCTCTTTTGTTTCTTAAAATAGTTTCAACTTCTCCATTTTCTTCTTCAACTGTTTCAGTATAAGTTGTATTTACTGTAAAAATATTTTTTACATCATCAAATATTTGTTCCCAAGCATTATTATCAAATAAATATTTTAAGTAATCATTTCTGAAATAACCACAAGCATCTGGTTTAGTTGAACATACTTTATAACCAAATTCTCCTTTTAGTCTTACACAATTTAAATCATTACAACATGTATTATTTCCTTCTGCATCAACAAGACATTTTTCATTTTCACGAGCACAACTACATGTTTGTTCTGGACCACATTCATAAACATTTGAATTACCACCTGAAGAATTATATTTTGAACCCATACCGAAGAAATTACAGAATTTACAAGAATTATTATCACAAGAGTTAAATGTTTCTTTTGTTTTTTGATTGTTAATATTTAAATTTAAATAATAATTAATGAAAATAAAAATAAAAAGTATAAATAAAATTATATATAATACCATATAATTATATATAATATTTTATAAATTTAATTTGATTTATGAATAATTTAAATTTATAAATATATATAAAAATTTAAATTCAATTATTAATTATGAATAAAAAAGAAAATTTAATTAGTATTTAATCTTTTGGATTATTGAATATTCATTTATTTACAAAACTATATTTTTAATCATTTATTACAAAATATGGTTTGAATTATAGTTGTTTAGAAATTGTTAATAATATTAATTGTATTTAATTATTTAATTTATTATAAAAATGAAATGTTGTAAAGTTTTTGGATTTAATAATTTGGAGGGAGACGTTAATTGTGATTTTTATTTCTTTCATCAGACCAATTTATTAACTTAGAAAACTTAGAAAAATTAGGAAATCTAGGAATATGAAATCTAAAATTTGTTAATAGTCTTGATCCACTTGATCCACTTGATCCACTAGAATTAGTAGAAGCTGATGACCGAGTATTATTTATTCTTGTATTTTTCATTTGAGCTTTATTAAAATTATGATCTAAAATATCATATTGTATAATACTTGGATCTAAATCTTTTTTTAATATAACATTATCGATTAATCCTTCTATTGTTTTTGTTTTATTACCATTTATTAATTGTATTTTATGTTGATTTAATTTATTAAAATTATCTTTAAATTTTTTATAAATTGTATTTGTATTTGTACTTGTTAAATTTTTTTTAAATTGATTTGTACCTTTAGGAATTTTATTTATTTTTAATAAAACAAATATATTATTATTTTTTTGTAAAACAATATAATAATCATAATTTCTATTGATTCTATAATTACTAGTTATTGATGTTATTTTACTAATAGCTTCTTTTAAGTTTGATTCTTTTATATTTTCTCCTCCTTTTTGTACAGAAGTATTTTTTAATTTTTTACCTCCTTGAGAAGGTTGATGAGATGTATTTCCACTTAAAAATTGTTTTGTTTCAAGTGTTTTTATAGAACCAATTAGCTTTGTTCTTCCTTGATGATTATTTTTACATTTTCTGTATGCTTTTGTATTTCTTGTAGGTTTATCATTTGTATTATTATGAGGTATACTATCTTTAATATTTTTTTTTTCAGCTATCATTTTTTCTTTACATTTAGCTTTTATTTTATTTACATTATTTTTTGTTAATATATTTACTTTTTTTCTCACATTTTCTATACTATTTTTGTTTTTAGTTAAATTCTCGTAATTTCTTGATGAAGAATTCAAATAACTCATAGTAATCATATTTATGTTTCTATGATCTATTTTTTTTAATTCTTCTTTTATTTTTTTTACTTCATTATCATAATTAGTTATAATATTACTTTTACTTTTATTGGTATTAGATTTATTTAATTCTGATTTCACATTTTTTATTAATTGTACATATTCTTTTAACC